AATTCCTATGGCATATATACTTTTACTGCTACTGAAAGCTACGTTGACGATACGTTCTATGTAGATGATACGAACGTTATCACCCCTATGGCAGGGAATTGGAGAAAATGCAATGCAGGTAGTGGCAGTACAACAAGTGGCTATGATCCTAGCCAACTCATTCAAGAAGATGGTATTGCACATTTTACAAACGATACACCTATTATTTGTCATAGAGATAGTCCAACTGGTCCGAAGTTTGGTAGCTATGTAAAAGGAGAAACACAACGATATACAGAAAAATGGGTAGGAAACGGACACAGGTATATTTCATGGTTATATGAGAATGACCCTAGTATTCGTTGTTTTGTAGCCGTTAGTGGAAGTGAAGTACAAGGTGAAGACCCTTGGGCAACATTTACTGCACCTGAAGAAGAAAATAAACCAAGTGAACCTGAAAAACCTGAAGAACCTACAAAAGAATTTCCTGATAGTGTTAAGATGAAAGGAATTGATTTGTCTGAACACAACAACGGAAACATTGACTTTTCACAATACGATTTTGTTATCTTGCGTGCGAATTGGTGGACGACAGAAGATAAGAAGTTCAAGACATTCGCCGATAAGCTAGATAAATTAGGCATTCCATATGGTGTATACTGCTATGACTATTGTGGCGATGAACAAACTGCACTTGAGCAAGCAGAATGTACATACAATCTGATCAAAGACAGAGATATCAAGATGGGTGTATGGATGGATATGGAAGATGCAGACGGATGGAAAGGAAAGAATGGTTTATTGACCAAAGAACACTGTTCCATGGTTTGTAAGGTGTTCTGTGATTTCTTCAAGGAAAAAGGATATTTTACAGGTATCTATTCTTCAAGTTCATGGTTTGATGCATATATTGAAGATCTTAGATATCCAAAATGGATTGCAAACTGGGGTAGCAACGATGGAACTTGTCAAGGTGATTTCTCTGCTGATGGAGTATTGCACCAATACACAAGCACACCGATTGATAAAGATGTGGCTTATCATGATTTAGACTTCTACAAGTCCAATCCTACCGAGGAAAAACCAACAGATGACCAAGAGCCTAATGAGGATGACAATGTAGAAGATAAACCAAACGATAAACCAGCAGAAGGTGGTGTTGACTATGGTTTAATTAATAAGGTTCTTAAGTGGATATTGAAACTACTTAAGAAAATTGTAAACATTTTTAAATAGAGATAGAAACTCTTTAAAACAACAATTGAATAAAAAATTTAACAATAGTACGTTTTAAACTATTTTGACTGTGTAAATAAAAACTACCTTCAAAAAGAGGGTAGTTTTTTATGCATCATAATTATTGAATTCACCTATACAGAATTCGTATGAGTCTATGATATCATCTCGTGGGAAATCAATCGTTAATTCTTGTAAACGGATATCAAGTGCGTTTTGATTGCAGTGTACCGTAAAATCTTTACGGAAGATGAAGTTAAATATCAATTTAGCAAATGCCCAAGCATCAATTTCTATGGCTTGATTCTCATAATCCTCATGGCTAGAATCTTCATATGTTGCAAATTCCAATTCCCAAACACTGCTTAATTCTTCTTTCCAAGATGGATTATGCACTGCTTGATATTGATAGATATGTCTAAGTTCATGAGCGATAATAGCATATATCAAATCATTGTTTGCTCTATCCATATCGATACAGATTATGTTTTCAGTAGGATAAGCAGTTGCAATTGAGGTTTTCTTCAATGTAAAATGATTACAGATATTTCCGTCAATATCCATGTATTTATTATTTTGATGGATTTGAACTTTGGGAATATCTATTGCTAACAAGTCACATAGAAAGTCGACATACTGTTTTAGATTCATTTTTATCACCATTAAGATTATAGCAATTCGGCTATAAAAATGGCATAAAAAATGGCATAAAAGTTGCGTGGAATAAATTTTGGAATAAAAAATATATAAAATATAGGAAAGAAAAAGCCTATAAAATAAGGAAAAGTAAAGAAAAAACCAATAAAGGAAAGAAAAATTTAAATCCCTTCCTTTGTGTCAGACAAACTCGGTCTAGCAAAATTTTCCATAGAGAAAAAGCACATGAAAAAATGTGCTTTTTTTCTTTTTATGATAGTTCACTTTGGCAATTTCAAGTGCTAAAATACCATCGTAATTGTTCTTTGATATGAAAATGTCAACCATGTGAAGAGAGGTGTCAACTTGCATGGAACGTGGCTAAACAAAGCTTATTGCCTGATGAAACGATAGTTTATCAGGAAGAAGTTGGATATGTAGCAATATATATCCTGAATGAGGAAACCTCAAACTTAACCACGTGTGCATACCTTGAAATATGTAAAGGAACTGAACTTGTCGTGTCTGTAATAAAAAGTCGTGGAAACACGTCCTCTCCTACAAGCGATATAGTGGGAGCTATATAAAGCCAATGTAGGAAATACCCAACAAAGACATTGCACGTGATGTGTAGAAATACACTATAAGACAAGTAGCAGGTACAAGTAGCTCAGAGTGCGTAGAGGAACGATTTCTACAGATAACGAAGCTAACAGGAAATTATTAGATCTGAAAGACGAGTGAAAGTTGGGGGTATTATTCCCCTCGTTGGTTCAAAAGGGTAAGAAGCTATAAGGTCGCAACTTATAGCTCAGACTTATTCTCAATGTGTCTGAATATACACGATCAAGTGTTATGTATGGCGAAAGTCAGATATTTTCATATTAATGGCAATTTATGTTCATTTTCTAAGTTTTCAATCTTAAATTTTCTTTGTTTTAAGAGCCTTGAATAGGCTCTTTTATTTTTGTTAAGACATAAAAAAAAGCTCATGTTGGAGCATGAGCAAGCAGAAATACAAAGAATTGATAATGGCTTTTTCATATCTTTGTACTTTCATTATATAGTAAAAAAAAATAGTTGTCAAGTGTACAATAATATACAGTAAAGTATAGTTAAGTGCAATAGAATACAATAAGGTACAAATTTTAATAAAAAAAGTTTAAATTTTTTTGATTTTTTATAACACGTAAAATAAAGCGTAAATGTTTTCGCATAAAAAAGCCTAGTCCGTAAAGACTAGGTTTTTGTAGAGAAGTATTAGTATCTCGTTGCCTGAGAATTAGAGTATCCAAATAGTATTGTTGAGGTAGCACTTTATGCCAATAAAATTTTTGCTTTTTTCATAATCATTATACTATTCTTATCATTCCTACGTATTTTCCAATAATCCTGAAGCACTCGTTTGTAACATCAACTGGTATAGGGTCATATTTGTCATTTGCACTTTCAAGAATAATCATTCCATTAGGAAGTTTCCTAAAGATTTTGCAAACACAGTTTCCATCATCAATACAGAATGAGCCGATATCTCCATTTTCTAAGATGTTTGTTTTCTCAAAAATAATGATATCGCCATCTTTAATTCCTTTACCAATCATGCTATCTCCACTGGCAAAGTTAGCGAAATACTCATGACCTTTTTTCGTCATTTTATCAGGGATAACGATATAATCTTCAATTTGATCGTCTACAAATAAACCAGTTCCACAACACAACTCAGAGTATAAGGGGATTTTATTTATATTTTTCTTTAAATTACCTTTTTCCATAGGAACATCATATCCTAATAACCACGCTTCATTTAATCTTAAGGCATTACATATTAGATATATTCTATCGTGTTTAGGTTTAACATGACCACTCATATATTGTGAAATAGAGGATATAGGAATTCCTGTCAAATCAGATAATTCTTTTGGAGTTTTTTCTCTATACTTTAATGCTTGAGAGATTCTATCTTTAATTTCAACCATAGGTTTACCCCCCCCC